CTGTTTGTAGTATAATAAATAGGATCTTTAGCTAAATTTTTAAATACAATGTCTTTAATTTCTTGTTCTGTTTTATCAGCGTTTTTAGGATTTTTTAATTCATTATAATAACCCATTTGAATTTGGCCAAAAATCATATTGTTAGGATCTTTTTTATCCTTATTATCATATCCACGGCTTTGGTCTTCTTCTACTTCTTTTGATACTTTTTTCTCTTCAGCTTTTACTTCAGCTGCTTCCTTTAAAAAACTTTCAAATGCCGATTCGTATCCTTCTTTTTTCTTTTTTCCAAAAGGATTATTAATAGGAGACAAACCAACAAAATTTTCATTGATGATATTCTTTTGTTTAAGGATTTTTGATGCTTCATTATAAGTGGCTCCCTGTCTAATTAAATTGGGGAATAATTTTTTAGCTTCTTTTAAGAAAACCCCCTTATGGCCCTTGTCTTCTTTAATTAACCTGTATTGTTCTGTTAAAGTTCTTTTCATTCTTCCTGTTTTAATAAATCTGTTATATCATCCAATAATTCACCTATCATATCTGTTGAATAAACCACGGCATATGAACCTGGATTTTCATTGTAGTATTTTGCTGTTTCGTTTTTTGCATTTGATAAAAGTGGAGCTAATAAATTTAATTTTTCTTCTACTTCATCAAATGTACCAATTCGTTTTTGTTGGAAGTCATTATATTCAGTTAGTTCTTCCTTTTCCCATAGTTGTTTTACTATAGTACCTGCTCCTTTTATTTTTTTAGGTACAGGCTTAAATCCTAGTTTATAGTAATAAATATCGCTAGCTCCTGTAGACTTCTTATTTTTGTCAAAAGCATCAGGGGTTAAATAACTTATGCCCTCATCTTCATCAATAGAACCTGCTACTAATCTATATCCCCATGAATTTAATTTATATTTTAATTCTACTTTATCTTCAGCTTCAAAATCAAAACTATTATTATATCCATAATAACCAGTACCTCTTTTTTCAATATATGTTTCTCCATCTGGCCCATCATAAATTGCAATTTCTCCGGGGCCATGAAATGTGCCTTCTTTTAGATGGTCTAAATAAGGTTCAGTACTACCATCTTCATACTCAATAGTATGATCTTCAGGGTTATTGCTATCATTTTTATGAATTGTTTTTACCTTTTTACCTTTTATTGAAAGATCTTCCTTTAATTGTTTAGTTATAGCTAATAAATGGGCTTTTTTACCCATACCTGTTAAAGTGGGTACTTCTAAAGAGACTAATTTATTAATTAATTCCCCCCATTCTTTTTTATTATTAATCCTTTTTAAAAGTTTTTCAATGGTTTGAACATCCTTTTCTCCCTCTTCATCTTCTTCTTTTACTAATTTAACCCTTTCATAGGCTTCAGGATAATTTTTTCTAATATGAGTTCTATAATCGTTAAATAAATCTTTTACTTTTTCTGATATAGAATCAATTACTGTGTCAGATTCAGCTTCACCTTCACTTTCTAAAGTTTTTATTAATTGATTTAATTTATCAAAAGTTTTATAAACTGTATCAAATGCCCCTACATCTTCTAATTCCCAGGTAATAGCTCCTGTTGTAGGGTTAATATGGGATATAGTGGATTTTTTACCTCCTTTGATTTCTACATCACCAACTTCAAATTTGCTATTTTCTTTTAGCTTATATTTATACATGAGTAGTTTCTAATTCTTCGATTAAATCATAATATTGTAACAAGTTTATCAGATCACCATCTTTTACTTTTGATATTTTACCTATTGGAGGAAGAATTTTAACTACTTCATTAATTTTAATTTTAATTGCTTTATCTTTAACTTTAGTGTTAAGTTCTGTTAACGTTGTTTTTATTTCACCCACTTTATTATTGTAAAATTCCTTTAATCTGGGAGTATTATCAATAGAAGTTATTAATTCTTTTAAAATTAATTTTTGTTCTGAAATTAAATTATCATATTTACCATTGAATTTTTCTAATAGAACTTTATAAGTTAAAGTTTTTAAATCAGTATCATAATTTTTAAATTCTTCTAATAAAGATTGTTTAATTTCTTTTTGGATTTCAGGGACAGATAGATGTTCTAAGATAGTAATTTTATTACTAATTTCTAATTCAGGATTATTAAAATTATTTTGAGCTTTAATTTCAACTAAAGTATAAAAAGCTGCTTGAATTTTATAATTGGGAAGTTTATGTTTAAAGAATTTATTAACATCATAATGATTTTTAATTTCTTTAATTAAATTATATTTTTGTCTTCTTAAAGAACTTCTATTTAAATTTTTAGAAGATTCTAATAAAGTAGATAAAACAGTATTTGCTTTAGCTTCTGTTAGATTTGTTTTGTTTGATAGGGTATCATATAACTTATATTCCCTTCCTAATTCTGTTTTTACAAAATATTCTTTTAATATTTTTCTAGCTTGAGAATCCCTTCCATCAAGGGTATCAGCAGTTATTTGTCTTACTAATAATTCAAAAAGAATACCAGAATTCTTATACTTTGAATGTTTTATGTTCATTCCTTGGGATTTGATTTATTTATAAATATATAAAAATTTATTAATCGTGCAGTTGAGATTCATCTAACAAATTATCTCCCTTATTTTCTTTTTCAAAAACTAATTGTTTTTCAGTTTTAGGAGGGCGGGGTATTTTTTTAAGCATTTGTTTTGTTTCTAAAGCTAAAGGGGAACCACCTTTAAAGTTACTTTTTAATCCCTTACTATCATTATAATCTTTTTTCATACCATTTCTTCCTAATGGATCTTTACCAAAAGCATTTTCTTGCTTACCTCTATCAGTATTTGATTCTTTTTTTCTACCTAATGGAACTTTTTCATCATACCCATCAGGAACATTAGCTGGATCTGATTGAGTTCTTCCTACTCCATATAAAGAAGCTAAATCGTGAGGTGTACCATATGATTTTCCTGTTTCTTGTGGGTCATTACCTTCTGCTTCAATTTGAGATAACCTAAATGCTCTTTTAGCATCTTGTCTAACTAAATCCCTATATTCACCAAATTCATCTTCACTAAAGTGGAATATATTTTCATAAATCCAATCTGTAGGAACAATTTTACTATCTATCATAGATTGAGCTAATGTCATTTTTTCAGTCATTAATGCTACTCTTTCTTGATCATATATAATTGATGGGGTAGTCATTGATAATTCAAAATTAGTTAGGTTTTCATCTTTATAGCCTTGAGTATATAAATGAACTAATGCTATTTTTGTCAATTCAGAAACTACTATTCTTTGAATTCTTTCTATCGTACGAGCAAATCTAATATCTTGAGCAGCTAATGTAGCTTTACCTTCTGTATTTTCATCATAACCCATAAATGCTTTAGGTACTTTTAAGGCAGCAAATAATTTATCTCTTAAATATTCTACATCAGCTATTCCATCATATTGTAATCCTGCTGCTGTATCAATTTTTGTAGATGTATCATTTCCCCTAACTGGGATATAATAATCTTCAAGCATATTTTGCATGTTGTATTTTAAATTATATTCACCTGTTTGTTGGTCAACATATGGAGTACGTTTCATTTTTGAAATTGTTTTTTGCATGAAGTTTTCTACTTCAGCAGGTGGAATATTTCCCACGTTCATGTAAAATATGCGCTTTTCAGGCGCTCTAACTATTCTATGTATCAACATAGCATCTTCCATTAGAGTGTATTGTTTAAACAACTTACGTGCTGGTTCTATATATGATCTACCATAAGGTAAGAAGTTAGTGTCTGTAAGTAATCTAAAATGAGCCATTTCATAATTATCAAAAATAAGAGTATTACTATTTACATTATTAGAATTAGGAACATTATAATAACCATAACCTCCTGTAGTTACACCTTCAGGATCAAAACCATATTGAATGTCATTTGGGTTATCAGGATCTTGTCCCTCTAATCTTTCAATATGAAATGCGTTATAAGGTATAACATTATAAACACCAAATTTTTCTGCAATTTCTAATTTTAAAAAGAAATCTCCATATTTACACATATTACGAATCCAGGGCCAAAGATTAAATTCAATGTTTAAAACATCATAAAATAGATTATATAATATTTTTTGAACATTTTCATCAGAACTTCTAATTTGGAGAACTTCTCCCATATCATTTTTTAATGTACTTTCATCAGCTATAATATCTAGGGCAGAGGCTATAATTGCATCTGTATCCATTGAATCATATTCTGAATATAATTGAGGTCTTAGGGTTTGGTAATTAAAATTACTTTGATACCCATATAAAGAAGTAGGTGAATTTGTATAAACTCTATTAAACCTATCAACTAAAGAATTTGTTTCATATTCACCAGATTGTTGGATTTTATTTACATCCATAACCTTTACTTGGTTTCCACCTTGGTTACGGATAACTACATCTGTTGAAAATAGTCTTTTTAATCTTGAAAATAGTCTTTTATCTGCCATTTGTTATATATTGTTATAAATATTATAGGAGCCACCTAATGTCTTCCTCCCCACCAGAATAGGGATTATCAATTTTCCAGGGGTTTTCATTTTGTTGCCCTGGGGGAGTATAAACTCCAGTATATGTTGTTTTATTTGTGGAAATTCCATTTAACATACTTTTAGTTAAATCAACTCCATGTTGCCTAAATTTAAAGGCTGTGTCTCTCATATACATTGCTACACCAAAAGACATTACTAAATCATCATTATATCCTGCTTGAGCTTCAGGTCTTCCATTTTTCCAAATAAAAGTTTTCATTTCTTCAATTAACCTTTTTGATTGGATAGTTACACCTTTATCAGAAATATGTTCTTGAAATTTACCTA